ACGAGCTTCTTCCCGTATCGACGGCGCGCTGGTGGCGTGATCCCCTTCGCGATGGCCTCGCCGCAGTCGGTGGCGGCAGGCGATGCGTCGATATTCTGGCTCGCGCATAACCAGGTGGTCTACAAGACCAACGGCTACCAGGCGGTGCGGGTGTCCACGCACGCCGTCGAGGAGATCATCCGCGAACTGAATCCGTATGACCTGGTTTCGGCGTTCACTTACACCGAGGTCGGGCATGTGCTGTATGTGATGAACTGGCGCACGCGGACCCTGGTCTATGACTGCGCGACCAAGCAATGGCACGACCGGGCGAGCGACGGCGGGCGGTGGCGGGCGAATGCCACTGTGCATCCCGGCACCATGCTGTGGTTCGGCGATGTTCAGTCGGGCGCCATCTTCACGTCGCAGGTTAATTCGCCGTTGGCTGGGCTGGAGGACATCACGCCGATCAGCCGCCAGATCGTATTTCCGCCGCTCTGGGCCGGGGCAAGTCGCGCCTTCTGCGCGCGGCTGGAGGTCGAGATGGAAAGCGGCGACGGACGGCTCGAGGACGGCACGGTCACGCTCGACTGGTCCGACGACGGTGGGTTTACGTGGACCGGCGGCCCGCGGACGATGACCGCCAGGCTGGGGGCGTATAACCGCCGGCAGCGGGTGTTTACCACGCGGCTTGGCAGCTTCCGCCAGCGGGTGTTCAGGCTGACGCTGAGTGGCGCGGCGACGATTTACGCGGTCGATGCCGAGATCACCACCGGGGCGAGTTGATGGATCTCACGCGGCTATCGCCACCGGTCAACACTGCGGCGTTGAACGACGACGGGTTGCACGCGCCGCTGTGGCAGGCTCACCACCAGGATCTGGTCGATGCGCTGCAGCAGATCGCTCTGACCATGCATAAGGGCTCGGTGGACGGCTCCGACGCGCAGCCCGGCGAGGTCGGCGAGTATCTGACCGCGAGCGCCGGGCCGGTGTCGCTGGTGACCGGCACCTTAGTCAACGTCGTGTCGCTGGCCCTTACGGCTGGTGACTGGGACGTGTCGGGTGGTGCGACCTTCGTCACCGGCAGCGGCACGCTGAACGCATTCGGTGCGGGGATCGGCGGTGGCACGGACATTTTCGTCAACGCGACATTTCCGGCCGGTGCCACCAATCAGCGGGCGCCAACGTCGGCGCATCGCTACAACGTTACGGCACCGACCACGGTGTGGCTGAATGCGCAGGCGTACTTCAGCGGCACGGTGACGGCGCAGGGTAATATCCGCGCGCGACGGATGCGGTAGATGCGCAACGATGTGCTAGATGTGGGAACGGCGGCTGGGTGGTCCAGCCGCCGAACCCGAGGAGGGAGAGCTGATGAAGCAGCTCAAGCTCCTGCCTCGGATATTGGTGCGGGTCGCGATCAGCGTCAAGATCGCGATCAGTATACGCCGCAGGTAGGGTCGGGCGCCAGTCTGCCTGCGGGCGGCTGGCGCCCTTCCCCGGAGGGGTGATGCGGTTCGTACAACTCGCTGATCGGGTGGACGTGGTGCCGGTGCTGTTGGAGCTGAACCGCGCTAGTCACCTCTGGGACCGTAATCCGGAGCGGCGGCTGTATCCAGGCACGCCCCATGCGGCGATGACCGACATCACCGTGCGTTATATGCCCGAGGCGCAGGTCACGATGGAGGCGCGGCGGCTGGAGCACCGCAACGTGTTCTGGCCCGCCTGGCAGGAACTGCCGTCGTTGCGGCCACTGGTGTTCGCGCTGATGTCGCGGGTGTGCGCGGTGGAACTGGGGTCGATTCTCATCACCAAGCTGCCGCCTGGCAAGATGATCGAGCCGCACAGTGATGCAGGGAACTGGGCGCCGGAGTTCTACAATATGAAGTGCCACCTCACGCTGGCGGGGACCGCTCTGGTGCGCTGTGCCGACGAGGTGGCCACGTTCACGACATGCTCGACCTGGACGTTCGATAACCTAATGCAGCATTCGGTCGAGAATGTCGGTGACTGCGACAGGATCGTAGTCATCGTGTCGATGAGGTGCGAATGAAACGCGCAGAGCATCAGCCGGAACAGGTGGAACTCGTTCTCTATGCCGGTGTGTTCGTTAAGCTCTGGAGCGTGGCCGATGCCGGCACGCTGCTGCCGCAGCACGCACACGCATTTCCGCATCTGACGCTGCTCATGCGCGGCTCGGTGCGAGCGTGGCGCGGCGAGGAGATGATCGGCGACTACCGCGCGCCGGCGGTGATTCGCATTCCGGCGAACGAACTGCACACGTTCCTGACGCTGACCAACGACGTAGCGCTGGCCTGTGTGCACAACGCCGATCACATCGACGGCGATGAGCCTGCGGTGTCGCAGTATGCTCACATTGAGTTGGAGGACTAACTATGCCCTTCGCGGTAGCTGCGGCAGGGATTGGCGCTGTTGGCACGATTGCCGGCGGCCTTATGCAATCTGGGGCGGCGAAAGCCGGTCAAGCGCAAGCTCAAAAACAGTTTGAGCAGCAACGCGCTGACCTGGCGCCGTACCGGACTGCCGGGCTTGCGCCTCTTAATGCTCAAACTGACCTTCTTGGCTTGAATGGGCCTGATGCAGCATCGGCTGCCATGGCCAACTATCAGACTAGCCCCGGTTACACTTGGCAGATGGGCGAGGGCCTTCGTGCGGTGGATGCTGGTGCGGCAGCCAGTGGTATGCTGCGCAGCGGGGCGGCGCTTAAAGCAGAGCAAACCTTTGGCCAGGGTCTCGCCAATTCCGACTTCGGAACATACTACAACCGCTTGATGGGTCTCTCGACGCTCGGCGAGAACGCGGCGGCCGGCGGTGCATCCACAGCCAATGCCGCAGGGAACGCAGCAATACAAGGTGCCAACGCGCAGTCCAGCATCTATGGCAACACGGCGTCTGGCCTAGGCAGTATCGCCAACAACCTGTTGAGCAATAAGGATTTCCAGAACTGGATTAGCGGGCCGTCCGCGCCCAGCACCTTTACCGATACTGCGCCCGGTGGCACGTTCTGATGTCCGGTACCCAGGTTTCCAGCGCTCCGAACGTGCTGTTCGACCCGATGATGGCGTTGAGGCAGCAGGAGGGCCAGAACCAACTCCTGCAGCAGCAGCAGGACATCAGCGGCCACGAGATGGAGATGGCATCGCGGCTGGCGAACACGGTTTTAGATCCTACGCTGTATCCGACACCAGAGGCGCGTGCTGCGGCATATCCGACGCTGCTGGCGAACGCACGGCAGACGGCTCCCGGCTACTTCAAGAATGCGCCAGAGACATATCCGGGCGACGACGTGGCCCACGCGCTGGCGCGGATGGGCACGCCGAGCCAAACGCAGGCCGAGTGGGCGGCGAACATCGCGGCCAATAGGGCGATTTCCGCGGCGGGTAACACAACGGCGCAGCCCGCGGCGGGCGGTGGGGCGGCTGGAGGTGGCACAGCAGCGCCAGCGGCGCCCCCTTATGGCGGCGGCCCTGGCAACGTCACTGTGCCACCAGAATACATGCCGTATTTTCAGGAGGCGTCGCAGCGCACCGGCATTCCGGTCGATCTGCTCATCGCCCAGGCGCGGCAGGAGTCAGGGTTTAATCCCGGCGCGACGGGTGGCGCGGGAGAGGTCGGCATCATGCAGATCCACCCACGTACCGCCGCTGATCCCGGCTTCGGTATGACTGGCGTAAACCCCGCCGTACTGCGTGATCCCCGCACCAACATCAATTTCGGGGCGGATTATCTCGCGGCACGGGGCAAGGCGGCCGGAGCTGATTTCAGCACGCCTGGCGGGCAGGCGATTGCACTGCGGTCCTACAACGCTGGCGGCGATCCGAATTACGTGTCCAACGTATTCCGCTACATGCCTGGCACGGGCGGTGCCGCACCTGGCGGTGGTGCCGCAACCACCACAGCTGCCGCGGCAAAGCCCGTCATTCTTGGCGACAGCCTTGCCAGTGCCGGCGGCCTCGGCGGGACTGGTGTGGTGGGCGCAGGGCCGGCAGCGGTGCGTGATGCCGTCAAGGCCGCTGCCCAGGCTGGCACACTGCGGGGGCAGCCGGTGGTGTTGTCGTCGGGTGCGTCGAATAACCCTGGTGCTATCGACGCGGTCGAGGAACAACTCCAGGCAGCGAAGGATGGCGGTGCGGCCAGCGTCAAGCTGCTCGGCGTCGGTCCTGGCGTTGAGGCGCAGGCGCCCGGCACCAATGCCAGGTTGCAGGCGTTGGCGCAGAAGTATGGCGCAGACTTCGTGCCTCTGCCGCCGAGCATGATGACCGCGGGTGGAGTACATCCGACGCCGCAGGGCTATGCCGCTCTGAGGGCCATCACAACGCCTTCTCCCGGGGGTGCTGGCGGCGTTGCGGCGCGGACGGGTGGGACAGACACGGCTGGGCCTGGGGCCGGCTCAGGGACTGCCGCAGCGGCTCCCCCGGCCGTCGCGCCAGGGCAGGCAGCACCTGCTCCAGGTGGGGCTGCGTCGGCACCACAACCGCCCGCACCACCAGCCGGCGGCCCGGCACCGCCGCAATTGCAGCCGCTGAATGCCAACGGCCTCACAACCCGCCAGCAGGCCATACTCGATGCGCAAGGCGCCACCGGCCGCTTGACCGGCCAGCAACGCATCGCGGCCGA